GGTAGGTAACTCTGTCTTATGTAAACAAAACAAATATTCCCCAAACAAATGAACAAGTAAACATAAAACAATAACAAATACATTATTATAAACCGAACAACATTTTGTAGTAAAAATATTTTAATAAATTTATAAATATGCTTGACAAGTAAAACAATTTGTAGTAATATATAAGTGTCGAAAGGAGATAGGAAGTAACCTATCATAAAAGTAAAACGGTACTAACCTTTCGAATGGTTGTAAGAGGTTGGGAAACATACTAATACGTATATAGTATTTTGGTTATAAGCGAAGAGCCGTCCGAGTGAGAACGCCAATACATAAGTATTGAAAGTTATAGCTATATCTTATGAAAGCTAAAAATAAAATTTTGGTTTGCAACCTAATAGCAAGAAAGAGGGAATAAAAATGGAAACAAAAAAGTATGAAGTAACAGTAAACGAAAAGAAAGGAACTTGCGACAACGCATTATTCGAGAAAATGGCAAAAAAAGGAGATTTAACAGCTATTAAATTATCAGAATTAGTAGGCGTAGAAGTTAAAATAAAAGGATACGCAAAATGTCATATTGTAACAGAAGAAAAAGAATTTGACATAAACTATTTTGATACAGAGGAATACGGGCTAGTATCAAGCGGTAGCGAAATTTTTACAGAAAGCGTAGTAGATTATTTCGGAGAAGTAGAAAGCGTAAGACTAACAGAAGTAAAAACAAAGAAAGGAAAAACATATAAAGCAGTACCAGTATTAGGAAACAACAAGAAAGAAGAAAAAATAGAAGAAAAAGAAGAAGATACAAACAATGATTTACCATTTTAATTAAATTTGTAGAAAAGAGGAAAAAATATGCCTAAGGTTAAAAAAGAGTTAACTCGTGAAGAACAAGAGTTATTTAACGAATTAAAAAAATTAAGTAAAAGAGCTAATCAACGTATAGTAAGGTTAGAACGCGAGTTTGGTAAAGATACTTGGGCTACAAAATATTTAAAGGAAAAGCTTGCAACTGAACCGTTGCAAGCTTGGACTATTTCTGGGCGTGTTAAAGTAAATAAATCTATGACAGTTACACAAATGAAAGCAACAATAAAAGAAACAAAAAAGTTTTTAAATAGTAGTATATCAACAAAAAGAGGAATAAAGAAAGCTAAACAAAAAGCTATTAAAACATTAAAAACTAGATTTAGTACTGATGTTTCGTATATATCATACGAAGAAGCAGAAGCGTTAACTAACTTTTTTGAAGATAAAGAAGTAAATAGCGTAACGAATTTTATACCTCGGTTCTGATGTTTTAGTAATAATAGAAGAAGCAAGAGAAAAACAAAACGATTATTCTACATTTTCAAGTCAAATGGAAAGTATAAAACAATGGAACAGAGGAACATCAATGGAAAATGTATTAAGAAAAATTTATGCTAAATATATTTATCGAGGAAATGAAGATACAGACGAGATAGAAATGTTATATAGTAATGTATTAGAGCTTATAGCAAGTGCTACAAGTGAATATGATTTACAAGAAGTCGAAAGTATAGTAAGTAATTTATTATCCGAGGGAAAAATTAAAGAGCAAGAATATAATTATTTAATGAACGCTATAAATGATAAAAGAAAAGAGTTATAAAAAATGATAAATTGTAAAGAATTTCAATATTATTTTGGAGATATAGTAGGCGAGAGAAAAAAAGTAGACAATACAATATATTCTTTTGATATAGAAACATCAAGCTATTTAATATTAGACGAAAAAGTAATACCAGCAATAAAATATTTAGAATTAACAGAGGACGAACAAGAAAGAGCAGAATTCAAAAGCTGTATGTATATTTGGATGTTTTCTATTAACGATATTGTATATTATGGTAGAACTTGGGAAGAATTAAAAACATTTTTATTTCGTTTAGATAGTTATAATAAAGAAAAGAAAATAGTATTTATACACAATTTAGCTTTTGAATTTCAATATTTGAAGAGTATATTTAACTTTAAAAATGTAATAGCAAGAAAAAAACATAAAGTTATGAAATGTGAATTAGAAGAATATAATATAGAATTTAGATGTAGTTATATGATGTCAAACTGTGCTTTAAAATTATTACCTAAAATATTTATGTTACCAGTCGAAAAGAAAGTAGGAGATTTAGACTATTCATTGTTAAGAACACCAGCAACAAAATTAACAGAAAAGGAATTAGGATATTGCGAGTATGATTGTTTAGTTGTATATCATTATATTAAGAGAGAGTTAGAAACATACGCAAGAGTAGATAAAATACCATTAACAAGTACGGGGCACGTTAGACGAGAGTTAAAAGAGCTTGTATCTGATGACTGGGATTATAAAAGAAAAGTAAAAAAATCTATCAATATAAATCCGCACATTTATAATTTATTACAAGAGGCTTTCGCTGGCGGTTATACACACGCTAATTGGATATATACAGACGAAATACAACATAATATAGAAAGTTGGGATTTTACATCTAGTTATCCATATATATTAGTTACACATCAATTTCCGTCTACTGAATTTCAAAAATGTAATATAAAAAATAAAAATCAAATGTTATCAAGATTTGCATATTTATTAGTAGTAGAATTTAAAAATATAAAATGTAAATACTATAATAATTTTATTTCGCAAAGTAAATGTAGTACAATAATAAAAGGGGTATATGATAATGGAAGAATTATAGAGGCAGAAAGTATAACAATTACTTTAACTGATATAGATTTTTATTTTATATTAGATACATATAATTTTGATAGTTACGAAATAAAAGAAAGTTATTATAGTGTATATGATTATTTACCTAAACAATTTATTGAGTTTGTATTACAAAAATATGTAAATAAAACAAAATATAAAAATGTAGAAGGTATGGAAGTAGAATACGCAAAAGAAAAAAATAAATTTAATGCATTGTATGGTATGAGTGTTACAAATATGATACGCGACGAAGTCTTATACGATAATGAATTAGACTGGTCAGAAAGAGAGTTAGAAAATGCAGAAATAATAGAAAAATTAAACGAAGAAAAGAAAAAAGCATTTTTAAGTTTTGCGTATGGTGTTTGGGTTACAGCTTTTGCCCGTTCTAATTTATTAAAAAATGTAATACAATTAGACGAATATGTTGTATATTGTGATACTGACAGTATGAAATTAAAAGAGGGATATAACAAAGAAGTTATAGAAAATTATAATAAATTTGTTATAAATAAAATCAAGCACGTTAGTAAAATATTAGAAATTCCATATGATAAATTTAGTCCGAAAGATAGTAAAGGCGAAAGACATATATTAGGCGTTTTTGATAATGACGGAAAGTATGACGAATTTATTACACAAGGAGCAAAAAAATATTGTTATACAAAATGGATAGATAAAGAAAAAATAAAAGACGATACTAACGTACAAGAAATAAAAGGTAATAAAGCAAAAGTATTAGAAATTACAGTAGCTGGAGTACCTAAAAGCGGTGCGTTAGGATTAAAAGATATAACAGAATTTAAAGACAATTTTAAATTTGATTACAAATATACAAATAAAAATTTATTAATGTATTGCGAAAATCAAGAAAATTGTAGTATAATTGATTATCAAGGAAATGAATATACTGTAACTGATAAATCGCGGTTGTTGTATAGTTCCAACAACATATATACTAGGTAAAGCGTTAGACTATGCGGATTTAATTTCTGATAATTCAAGTAAAAGAGCAAAATATAAGGAGTGAGAAAATGGAAGATTTAGATTTTATAAAAAAATTTTCAAAGATAACTATATCGCGGTATTTGTGAAAAGAAAAAAATAAATAGAACTAATTTATTGACAAACAGAACGACAAAGAAAAACGCAAAAATAGTAAGAGAAGAAATAGAAAGCGAAATAGCAAAACTATATATAAAAAACGATGAGGAGAAAGACAATGGCGAATAAAAAAGTTGTTCATTATAATTTAGACAAAATAGACGCGATACGGTGCAAGATTTAACTTGATTTACGGCGAGCGTTCCAACGGAAAGAGCTATCAAGTAAAACATAAAAAAGCCGTAGAAAAATATTTAAAAACTGGAAAAAGATTTATTTTAATGCGTAGATTACGTGAAGAAATAACATCGGAGAAAATAGAACAATATTTTCAAGATGTAGATGTAGCAAAATTGACAAACGGAAAATATAATTGTATTACATTATACAGAAAAAATTTATATTTATCAGTGTATGATAATGAAACGGGTAAAACAAAAAGATTTGAAAAAATAGGCTATGTAGTAGCGTTATCAACAGAACAGAATTACGCAGGTGCAAGTTATTTAGATGTAGAAGATATTATATTCGAAGAATTTATGAGCCGTAGTACATATCTACCTAATGAAAGCAATAAACTAATGAATTTTTATGCGACAGTAGATAGAAAAAGACTAAAAGTTAGATTATGGCTTGTAGGTAATACAATTTCAAGAGTATGTCCTTATATAAATGACTGGGGATTGCATAGTTTAATAAGTTCACAAAAACAAGGTACAATAGTAGTAAAAGAGTTACAAGACGTTGTCGAAGATAATCCGCCAATAAAAATTGCGTTAGAATATTGTATGTCAACTGGTCAAACATCGGGAACAATAGGAACAAATGCAAAAATGATAAATACTGGAGCTTGGGAAACACGTCCGCAACCGCATTTACCAAAAAGCTATAAAGAATATAATGTATTATATCGTTTTGGATTTCAATATCAAAGTTTCAAATTTTTATGTGAATATTTAGTAGATAAAAAAACTAAAAATAGCCCAATATGGTTTATACGTCCATATTATAAAGAATTTTCAAATAAAATAATTGTATTTTCCGATATAATAAAAGTATCAAGATACTGGCAAAGAGATATATATAATATATCAATAAAAAATGATAAACTTCGTAACTTGTTTATGACGTTCAAGGAAAACAAAATATTTTATTCAAGTGATATGTGCGGAACAGATTTTAAACAAGTTATAGATTTTCAAATAAGGAGATAAAAAATGAATAGTAAAATTTTATTAGTAAAAAATATACATATTGACAGACAATATACAAATGTACTTTCGTATAGTGAGGCACAAATGTTAGAACTTTGTCAAGCTAATTTAGTTGCACAAGCGGATAATTATTCATTTTTACGCCCAACGGGAAGTATAATGGCTGGTTTTACATATTCTCAATGTTTACAAGCAAATTATATAGCTTTTCAAAATCCCGATTATAGTAATAAATGGTTTTTTGCTTGGATAGATGATGTAATATATAAAGGCGATAAAAATACAGAAATTACTTTTACTATTGACGCTTGGTCAACTTGGTTTGACAAATGGCAAAAAAAAGTTTGTTTCATAAACAGACAACACGTAAACAATGATACAATAGGCTTACATACAATACCCGAAAATTTAGACATAGGCGAAGTAATACAAGAAAGTATAACAGAAGATTTAGCGTATGGCAATGATTTTGGTTATTGGATAGCTGTTGCGAGTAACTGGAAAATCAAAGACGGAAGTACGGGGGCTGAATTATTAGAAAACGACAAAGGTACACAACACGCGGGTATTACGGTATATGATAATACAGTATTTGGAACACAATTATTTTTCTTTTATATTACAGCTTTATCTAGTTTCACTGATTTAGTATTATTATTACTTCGTACAAATGCCGACGGTCATATAGAAGATGTACAAAATATATTTATATTACCCAATGCAGCAATAGACCAAAGTAAATTACAAAGTCATACGGCAAAAGTTATAAGTGATGAAAATACATTTAGTTTTTATACAATGAGTTACGATATGTCGCCCGAAAAATTTAATACAGAAATAAACAAAATAACTTCTTTTTCTGATTACACGCCAAAAAATAATAAATGTTTTGTATATCCATACAATTATTTATTTGTTAGCAATAATCAAGGTAGTAACAATATATATAAATATGAAGATTTTAATACTGAAAAATGTATTTTTGAAAATCAATTTAGTATTGCTATTGGTGGAAGTGGTAGAATTGTACCAAAGAATTATAAAGGTATGGCGACAAATGATGACGAAGCATTAGCATTAGGAAAATATCCAACTTGTGCTTGGAGTTCGGACGCATTTACAAATTGGCTAACACAAAATAGCGTTAATATGGCTGTTAGTTTAGGCTTAACAGCTGGGGCTATTGCGGGAACGATAGCAACTGGCGGGGCTACTGCACCTGCACTTGCTGGGGCTGTAATGAGTGTAGCTGGAAATATAGGAAATACAATAGGACAATTCTATCAAGCGTCATTACTTCCTAATATTAACGGCGGTCAAGCTAACGGCGATGTAATATGGGCTTGTAATAGAAATATGTTTAGTTTTAGACAAATGCGAGTAAAAACAGAATATTTAAAAATAATAGACGATTACTTTACGCGTTTTGGATATGCTATAAAATCTCTTTCAATGCCTAACATAACTGGACGTATGTATTGGAATTATGTAGAAATAGGAGCAAACGAAGAAATAGGATATGGCGAAGTACCAAGTAAATTTATGGATACTATAAATAATGCTTGTAGACGTGGCGTAACAATTTGGCATAATCACGCAAATCTTGGAAATTACAATTTAGATAATAGTATTGTATAATGTTTCACTCAACAAATAAAAAGAGAGGATATATATCCTCTCTTTTAAAAATTAGGTTTTATTAATAAAGTTTTTATATTTATTGGTTAGTTTATGTTTGCAATTACATTTGCAGAGAAATTATCAATTTGAATTTGTGATACATTTTCAAATGTTTTAAAATTTGTTTTACTTTCATTTAATTCTATAAATGATATGTAAAGACTTTGGTCATATAATTTAATTACACATGGTACTTTATAAAATAAATCATCACTTTTGATTATTGCAGTTGTATTAAAACAAATTGTTTTTTGTGTATTTCCAATCAAATATGAGTTTGTAAATTTTCCAATTAAATAATCTGTATTATCACATTTAAAAGTTGTATTTGGTTGTGTTGGAATTATAATATTTCTTTTAAATGCAAATGAAACATTTTCATTTATCATTGATTGTGTTATAACAGTTGATAAATCTACATCAGAAAATAATTCTGAATTTATTGAAATACCACAATTTATATAGTTTTTATTTATTTCTACCTTATTACTAATAAAATAATTTGTTAAATTATATGCAATATATATTTGTCCGTTTTCATTAGGATGTATATTATCACTTGCAAAATATGTAAAATAATCGTGTAGTGTGTATTCTATATTATAAATATAATTTACATTATTATTTGTACAGCTTATTTTATAATTATTTATTGTATTGAATAATCTGATTAATCTATCACTTATATTAGCCCAACCAACCATTCCAATATGAAGTTTTGCATTTGGAAATTTTGAATTTACAATATTTTTACAATTTTTTATACCTATATTAATTTCTGAATAAGAATAAGATGTATCATTATATCCACCCAAAATAACAACATCAGTAACATTATTATCCTCACTTAATTCATTTAAAAGTTCTGAAAATAAATAATTTGGTCTAGCAAATCCATATCCATTTTTAGCATTAATAATACAGTTTTCATTTGATAAATTCATATTATTTTTGAACAATTCACACCACGAAGTTATACTACCCTCAGGAGTATAACCATTACCATAAGAATCACCAATTAAAACAAATTTTTTAGGTAACATTAATAAATCTAGTTTTTTATTTATTTCTCCAAAAATTTCTTGATTTATTATTCTTTCAAGTGTTCCATCATTTACCATCGCATTTAATTTATTATTTATTTCTTCTTGTACATCTAAATTATCAAAATAATTATTAACATAATTTTGTAATTCTATGAAAGCATTTGTAATACTTTCCATTTGGTTTCCTAATGTATTTTCACTATTTATTATTTTATTCATTTCTTTTCCCAATTTACAGAATAATTGCCACTCTGTTAACGCGTCAAAGTCTGCCTCAATAAAAGGAAAATTCTCTAATACGAACCATTTAAAAGGCGTTAAATTATTAAAATTAAAATTATTCATTTTTCTTTCTCCTCTCTATTTATACTAACTGATAAAAAAGACAGTCAAGGTCTTTAAATATCATAGTATATATTGATTTTATATTTTCTTGCATTTCTTTTAATATTGCTATTTTATCTGCTGGCGTTCTTGTAACTGTTTCGTTATATTCGTTTATGTCTGTTCCGTTATTTTGTGCTTGTGATGTTCCTTGACTTGTAGAATTATCCTCGCCATTATTTGTATTTGTATCATAATTATAATTTGTAACATAACTACCGTTACGCAAATCTTCTAACTGATTTTGAGGTAGTTCGCTATTTCTTCTATCTGATACATCATTAGTAGATGTAGTACTATGGTTAGTTAATTGATTACTTGTATTATTTGTACTTTCTGATGTTCTATTATCTTTTCCAGTTCTTGTAGTTACTTCGCCGTCATTAAATATTTGCCAATTTTCTAATGCGTCAAACATTTTATTGTATAAAGGCATAATCTCATTTAATTTTACATCTAATTGTATACGAAAAGCTGTTACTGTTTCAAATCCTATACGCCTTTGTAAAAAATGATTTAATATCATTGTTTCAAATTTTTCCTTTGTAATATTATTAGTTAAAGGATAATCAAAATTAAATATTGTAGAACGCCCCTCTTTTGCTAAATCCTTTATTTTTGTATATTCGTCCTCGTCTTTATCGCTATTTACGATAGAATTTAAAACACTATATAATGTAGGCGGTTTATTACAGTTAGGCGGTAAAAATGGATAAAACATAAATAATCCGTTATAATATGGTATCATCTTCGCCCTCGCTTTCTACGTCGTATTCTTCTACTTCTTTTTCGGAAGTTGGTACACCGTCATAATATTTTACTTCTATTTCTTTTTCTATTACTGGCTTTCCACTTATTAAAAATTTATTTGCGAATTTTTCGTTTATTTCTTCTATTGCTTTTTGTCTAGGCTCAAAACGACTATAACGACTGGCTACTGTTCCGCCTTGACTTGCTAATACTTCATCTTTTATATTACGTTCTTTTTTCTGAAAATTCATATTTGCTATACCAATTAAACGTAAAAATTCGTTCCAGTCTTTTTCTTTGTGTAAGTCTATTTTATCTGCTACAAATGGTGCGGGTGCAAGTACTAACGTTGTATCATCCAAGTCTAAATCTTCATAGGCAATTACTGTATTTTCCATACCGTCAACGTTATTTACTAAATCTTGTATTGATTTTACTTTTTCTGATTTTGTTTTCCAAAATCTAGGTGTTTTTTGCTGTGCTATATTTATATCTGTTGTTCTAGTGTCTAATGCTATACGTTCCGCATATTGTAAAATATCTAACCATAAAGGATAACGCCCGTTATTATCATACATAATAACAAAATCATCTTGACTTTTAATAAATTTACTATATCCATTTTGTGATATTACTTGTATGCTTGTAGGTCTACCGTAAACGTCTAATTTTCCGATATTTTGGTATGGTAATGCTAATAATCCTAAAACTTCATCAACGAAAAATGCTATACTTCCTTGTCTTAATAGTGTTTTATTTAAGTATGCTATATCAATAAATTTAGGCATATTTGTAAATTCAAACACATTTTCGGCAAGTGTTAATAATTGTCTTTTATACATTTCATAAGTTTTGAAATTAGACAACTGCGAATTTATTAATTTTCGTTTCATTTCTTTTCTTTTCCCCTTTCTTATAAAATAATAACGGCTAGATATTAAATCCAGCCGTTTTACTTTAAAGTACTGTTATATTTGCTGTTCCAGTTTTTGTAGTATCATATACGCTTGTAGCTGTTACTTTTATTAATGTATTTTCTTCATTATCTGTACTTGCTATATGTCCAGCTGGGATATGTACTTTTCCTGTTAAATCAACAGTAGCTTTCTTTGCTGTGTCTGTCTCTGGGTCTTGTGTTATACTCCAAGTTACAGCTTTATTAGCAAATCCAGTAGTTTCAACTACTGCTTGTAATTGCACATCTAATCCAGCACTTGCTGATACTTCGCTAGGGTTAACTGATACGCTTGTTACTGCTGGTGTATCTGTTGTAAATACGACAGCCCCTTTAAAAGGAGATGTAGAAAGTACTTTCCAAGTATGTAGCCAATGATTTCTTTTTAAACTTTCTGGGTTATAAAAATCTGTCATTTTTGTATCTGCGTTATTATCCATTGCGTATGAATAATCTTGGAAAAATTCATCATCAATTATTACAGCTGGTATATTTGCTAACGCTTCTAATTCTTCCTCTGTAAATGGAACATAAGCGTCGCCTAATAATTCTTGTAGTCTTGTTGTATCGTGATTTCCGAAGCCGTCTATTAAAGCACTTCTTGATTTCATTTCTGCTTCATTACGGAAGAAAGATGTTGCTAAAACATCTGTACTCATATCTGCTTCAAAATCTGTATTAATAATTGCTATTTGATTATCAAATGGAGTTGAAACTCTTACACCAGCTGGGTTATAGTTTGGACTTCTAAAAGTCATTAAATTTGAAATTGATTTTAATTTTGCAACTCTTTGCCTTGGTGTTAAGTTTGCATAATTTTCAATTTTAACACTTGTTATAGTTCCGTCTATAATTCTTCTACATAGCATATATTTATCTGCTATATATTTATCGTATTTGTAACCTTCATATAAAGAGCCTACTATTTTTTCGATTAAATCAAATAACCCACCCTCTGTATTGAAAGCCATTGCCATTTGTTCATCTGATGTAGTAGTTTTATAAAATTTTTGGTAATTAATTTCGTGTAAATAATTATAGATATTTGGTACAACATTTTCCAAGAAATGGTCTACGTCGTTTGCATATTCGTTATAATCATATACGTTTGCTATATCTACTATTAATTCTCTAACTGTTTGCCCATAAGGTAAAGTACCTCTATTTGCAAAAACTTCCCAAGGATTTTCCCAATAATTTCTATCAATTACAGTTAATCCAATTAAATTTATTGTATTTATGAAAGCATTTTTATATCTTTCATTTGACATTATAATTTTACCAATAGGTGCTATGCTCTCGCCTTGTACTGGTAAATCAATATTACTTGCTAGCTCTGGTGTTGTATTTATAATAAATGATAAAAGCTCGCTATCGTTATTTACTTTTAAAACTTTGTTTAAAGCCATTTTAATTTCCTACCTTTCTTATTTATATTTCTTTTATGTCGATTACTTCTTTTTCTTCTAATTCTTCGTCGACTTCGTCTTTTTTTTCTTCGGCGTCTTTTTTGTCATCGCCTTTTAAAAATCTTTGTTTGTATTTTTCTTGTAAGTCATCAAATTTTGCTTGTAATGCATCTATTTTAGATGTATCTACTTCGCCAACTTCCATACTGTCCTCAATATCTTCTAGTAATTGAATAGCAATATCGTTGTCAGTTACAAGCTCATTAACTTTTTGTTTTAATTCGTCTTTACTAAGCTTCATTTTCGATTTCCTCCTCTCCTTTTTTACTTTTCTTTGTTCTTGTGTTTTTTATTTCAATTGTTGCACATAATCTTTCCATTACAACAGTATTATTGTTTATTGCGTCTTTGATTTCGTCTTTGTACGCTAACATTATTTTTGTATGTTGTTCGTTTAGTTTTGCTGTTTCTTCTGAGTTCTTATCTGTTATATACTTAACATACCAAGCCATACCAAGACAAGCTACAACTGGAAACGCATAACTTCCTAAAAGAGTTGCAATATCCATTTTCTTTCTCCTTTATTCGTTAGTTTTCTATATAAATTATAAACACAAAATTTTAATTTTGTCAATAATAAAACAAACATTTTAAAAAAATGTTCGTCTATTTCTTATTGTTTTTGTAAATACAGCCCAAGGAAATTTTTTGTGTTTTCTTGTAACTGTTGGTACTGGTGGTAATCCCCCTAAAAATTCGTACCAATACTCTGCTTGCGTTCCTCTTGCTGGTTGGTTAGGTTCTGCTGGTCTTTCGTAATTTGCTAAAAAAGCTAATGCTAAATTATATGGTGTATCTGTACTTTGTGTAAATTCTTTAAAACTATAATTATATGTACTTGTCGCTATCCATTGTATATTATTTTCTACCTCATATAATATACGAAATATATTTGCGTCCATTTCTGACGGGTCAGTAAATCCTTGATTTACTATCCAGTCTGTATATTTTGTATATGGCGTCCATTGTACTAATCCGATAACCGTGTTCCGTAGGGTCGCCCCCTACTACATTACTTTCCCAGCGTCCGAGGATTTATCGCACTTTCGCTCTGCATATTTCCCAATACCCCAGCAACTGCATTAAGCGTCCAACCTTGCGTCTGCAAATATGCCCATATATAACGTGCGTTTACTTCCATTTGTTCCATTGTTAATGCTTGCGAGCTATCGTATGTATTTCCCCAATAAGTGCCATATTGTCCGCGTTCTTTGTTCTAATCCCATTATTTAATCACCAACTTTTGATTTGGATATATTAAATTAGGATTTTCTATATTATTGTCTTTTGCTATTTTTTGGTATGTTGTATTATATTTTTGTGCTATTGCTGATAATGTATCCCCCGATTTTACTATGTATATTGTTTCGTTTGTTTCTTGTGAAACATTTGTATATATTTTTAATTTTTGATTTGGATATATTAAATTAGGATTTGAAATATTATTATCTTGTGCTATTTTTTGATATGTTGTATTATATTTTTGTGCTATTGCTGATAATGTATCCCCACTTTTTACTATATATTCTATATAATTTTTTGAGTTATCAACAGAGTTTTCCACATCTTCCACATTGTCATATTGTGTTAAATTGTTACTATTAATAATTGACATAATAGTATTTATATATGTTGGACTTGTTGCATATCCGCCATTTTTTATTGCTGTTATACATGCTTTTGGACTTTCTGTAAATAATGCATTTTTATATCTTGTTGCCTTACATATTAATTCAAAATAATCTCTGATGCTTTCTTCTAAACTGTCATATGCTCTGAATGTGTCTGTTATTGTTGTATAGTTTATACCATCATAACATTCTTTTGTTTTTGTGTTATATACTTTACCTTTCCAGCTACTTCCAGCTTTTATTCCAAATATTGCATTTGCTTTCATCATTATTGTACTTTGTCCCCATCCTGATTCGCAAATTGCTTGTGCAATTACTACTGATGCAAATAATGGGTTTCCCATTCCTTTGTTTACTTTTTGCACGATTGGTGCAATTGCTCCGATAAATTCACTTTTTAACATTTGTTTATTCTCCTTTCAAATATTCTTTCATAAATTCAATTTCTGCATCTGTTATTTTCATTTTTTTATAAATTACATTTTGACCATTTGGTGTTATTCCTACACTTATTGAATTTACTTTATCATATCTATCAATTAATATTTTAAATAGTGTTTTTATATCATCCATTATTATTCAATTCCTTTCATTAAATATTCATATTCTTCTAAAATATACTCTGAATATTTATATGCTAAACATTCTGTATTTTTTATAAATTTAAAATCATTTATTAATGTTTTATGATGTTCAATTCTTTCATTAATTCTATTTTTCAATTTTTCAAATTTATATTGGTCTTTTCCAAATCCTTTTGGTGCAAATTCAATAACAATTTTAGTGTTCACATTTTCCATTGCTTTGTTTATATCAAAATAACATCCGTTTACATCCTCTTTTTTCACGTTCACACCAATTGTCTTCTTTATTACATGACATATTAATCAATCCTTTCTTGTTTAAATACTAATTCATATACATATAATTGTATTCCATTTAACATGTGTTGTATAATTCCTTTATCATTTATATTTTCGGGATAACTAAATTGTATTGTTTTCTTTATATTATGCATTGATATTTCAACTAATACTTGATTAAACATTTCATCATAAGTTATATAAACTGATGTTTCTTCAAGATGTTTCTTTAATTCTATTTCAATATCAAACCAAAATTTTTTTGTACTTAAATCAAGTCCTGTATCTTCTATAAATATTTTCATATTAATTTTCCTTTCTGTACAATTTTATAATTTGTCTGTCAATTTCTGCTCTGATGCTTTGTATGTTTGCATCTTGTGTAAAATGAGCATCCCAAACATATGTGAATGATACTACATCATCATTAATTTCAAGATATATTTCATAATGTCTTATTGATTCATATCTACATTCAATATGTATTTTATCATTATACATATTCCCGTAATTGTTCCTCAATTATTTCTTCCATGTTATTTCCTCCTTTCTTCTTTTTCTCTCTTTTTCTATTAAATATTCTAATTGTGCTTTGTCCGTTTCACTATCTCCATAGAAAAATATTGCTATTATAGAAACAAAACCTAAATATAAAACCTATAATAAAAGGTATTGATATAATTAAAAATATTATTCATATTCTTTCCTACTTTCCTATTATATAAATTATTGATATTATAAATAATATTCCTATTGTATTCATTTCCATTGTTATAATTGATGATAGTATTTCAACAATTGCTGATGCTAGTATTGGAAATCCTACAAATAATATTATAAATATTATACTTTCTAAAATAGTTACTTTTTTTTTTTTTTTCTTTTTTCTTTGTTTTCATTTTCTTCTTTCTCCTTTCATGTTGATATTGATTATCAACTGATTATATTTTAATACAATTTGTATTATTTGTCAATAACATTTTGAAAATAATTGAAAATTTTAATACAAAATGTTGTTCGTATAACATAACGCATATGATAATATTTTATGTATACTTGTTCATTTGTTTGGGGAATATATGTTTTGTTTACATAAGACAGAGTTACCTACC